AACCCATCATTGGACGCCATTTGTTGTTCATCCAGTCTTCTTTTTTCTTTTCGCTATCACTCAGTTTTGCGTAGTCTTTTTGGTTCATAACTGCTCCTTAGATGAATAAAAATAGCCCTTGGGCACTTAGCAATAAACCCAAAGATGCTACAACAAAACTGCTGTAGAATAACGGCATACTCACTGCAAGAATACTTGCAGATAAAACCACAATAGCCAATTGGTATGCGGTATTTGCATAACTGATCCAAGGACTGCGTAGTTTAGCTTCGTCGCGTTCCTTTTCTAGCTTGGTTGCCTTTTCTAGTATTTCTTTTTTGTCTGCAGACATTCGTTCAGCTTCAGCTTCAAACTTGGCACGGTTTTCTGGAACTCGTGCTTCTAGAGCAGATGTAGTATAAAGTACTTCGCGAACGTTTTTAGCTTGGTACCACGCCCATTGATTGTTTGCACTGATTGTATTATTTAAAATCGTACTAGACAACTTGCCGCCGTACCAGGTGTTAACCGCAAGCAACAGAGCAAAGACATTGATAACAAGACCTGCTTTGTCTTTGATTTTTGCTTCTCTCTCGCTCCTTGACCCAGCTGGGGGTTTTGGTGCATCTTGGTCCTTGGGTTGTTTTGTGATCAATCCTAGAACCGTGTCTACTAGTCCTGCCATTTAATTTGCTCCTTTGTATATCTTTTTTTGTTTTGTGTACCAGTCTTGCCAGCCGTGTGTTTTTTCGGCGCACTGGTAATAGGTGGCATAATTCTGAATAACTGTTTTTAACAGATCGCGCAAAGACCCTTTGCCATCATCGACTGTCGCCAAGTCTGGACATTTTTCCATTAGTACCTTGGGCGCTTCGGGAAATTCTTGTTTAACTGGGTATAGCGTCGAGCAGCCAGAAAGTGCAACAGCCATTAGTAAAATTAACTTTTTCACTTTTTAGCTCCTTGGCGCAGCTCTTCAATGGCTTTATTCATCCTTGCTGCTTCGTTGTGTACTTCAATTACTTCCTTGGGAACACTACAATCTTTTTCGACTGGAATAATTTTATCAACTTGCTGGATAATTGTTTCTCCACGCTCCTTGATAACTTTAGTTTGCGTCACTACTTTTGTTTCAACAACAGTATTGACTTTCTTAGAATCTTCTTTAGCTTGCGCTAATTGTTTCTCTAGGTCGGCTACACGATCTTGGTAGGCCAGTTCCATGCTGTATCCGCCCCATAGGTAAACTCCTAATGTGAGCACCGCAACGCTAGCTATCTGCGAGATGCGATAGTACTTTGCAAATCCTGGTACCAAACGTAGAATCTTGTTAATAACAAAGAAACTCAGGAGTGTACCTATTACCCCAATGAATACCAGTGCGTGAACAATAAAACCCACAAATCCAGTCGGTAACAAATGTATAATCCACATTTTTAATTTCCCCTATTCCAACGTGCAAGGGCCGCTTGTCTCATTTTTTCTCTATGCTCTGGAGATTTTGTTTTTCCAGAAAGAGCCAAACTCTTCTTACGCTTACTCTCCTCGCCCATTGCGCCCCTCTTAGCACCTTTTTGTGCTTTAGAGATATTTTCCTTGTGCGAGTCTGAGAATACTATGCCCGTTAATCGTTCACTCATCTTTTTATTTTTTTCAGCGGTACGTATATACGTTTTTCCTCCGCTGATACCATTCTCTTCGGTAAGATTTGCCCAGGTTGAATCTTGTACTATGTTATAAACCTTACTAAAAAATAATGCTTCGGTTACCAACGTTTCTTTATCAGTATATAGGTGTGCCCAAACTGTTGTTACATCATCGCCGTGTTTCTTGATGTGGTTGGTCCAATGGACCCCACTACCTGAATATAGGTATGGATCCCGAATCGTTTTGCCAAGATACTTCAGTCCAGTTTTATTGTGGACTTTGCAATATAACCAAGTTGGAACAAAGGTATCCATCTCAGGCTCCTAGAACGTGTAACGCATGGTTGTAGTGCTTGATACGGTCTTCGAGCCCAATTGTACCACCGTTGATACGTTTAGTTAATGTTAGAATATCGCCTTTGTCTGCAAACTGATTTAGATTGTTTGCTTCCCAGAACCAGGCTGCACTTTGTACACAGCCCTCAAATGTAGTTAGGTGCTCACTGGCTTCTTCAACTGATTGTTCTGTAGATTGTGCGTAGCGAGTGTAATTGTCTTTACCGGTTAGCTGAATCAACCCACGACCGCAGTAACGGAATCCGTCGCCGGACTCTTCTGGACCGTTCCCCATGCGATTAGCATAAACGCGGTTGGCAATAGCTTCTTGTTTATTTGGTCTTGCACAATACTCTTCTGCTAGTGCATCTGTAGGAAAGTACTTTGGGAAAATCTTTCGTAGTGTTGCTGGGCGGTAATTTAAGTTTTCTTTAATGGCTTTAAATCCGCCACTTTCGTGGGCACACTGAGCTAAAAAGGCAGCTAGACGCTTTGGGGTGTTAATATCGTAATCGGGTAAGATCTCACATAAAGCTTCATACCAGTGATCAATATATGGATTCCCGGGTACTATTTGCTTAAGCTGATCGAGTGTAAGTGGTAACGCACTCATTGAAAATCTCCTATGCTAGAGTATTTAGCAAATAGGAGATTTTGGGAGGGGTAGCTTAAATGATACCTGCTGCGGCTTTTAAGCTTTCTGTGAACTCGTTTTTTGGAGCTTTAGTGGTTACTTTTACCCCAGCGGCTGCTTTTAGTTTATCTATGTCAGTACTACCAAATTTCTGCTTGTATGCTTCTGGGCTAGACGGGCAAAGTTCTGCAATCTTTTCTTCAGTAACTTCGTGATCTTCAGTACTGCTCTGGTAACGTAAACGCCAATCTTCTACCTTTTGATCAGTTAGGTTCATAACATCATTTATTAGATCCATTACATTTGCAGGCAGGCTACTATCTCTTTCTAGTTCAACAAATACCAAGTAAGATCCGTCGTCCATTTCCCCGGAACTGGTATCAGCATCGAGAACCCAGCTATAGCCTTTTTCGCAAAAATTAACTAAATCTTCTGCTGGCTCTTTGCCAGCAACTTTAAAGCTAACCACTGCAACATCTTCGTCTCGACCTAACTTGCTTTTAAATTCGTCAATATGAAGCTCAGGGTGAATTAGACGCTTTAAATCACCGCGCTCTAATCCTTCATTTAATGAATTAAACTGCTGGTGTTTGCTCATTTCCTAGTTCCTGTTCTGGGTTAACTTGCGTAGAGTCGTTGGTTTTATAGACTTTGTCATCTTGTCCGGTTTCGTATGCTTGCTCAATATCTTCCATATCCACTGAGCCTGCTTCTAGCTCTAAGCTACCCTGGTGGATTTCTTGCATTAGAGTTTTTGGCATTACAATTTTAACTAACCAAACTGGCGCTTGCCCTTTTTTGGGCATTTTGGTACCGGGGTTGAAATCGGTCGGTTTCTTAACTTTAATGGGATATTCTAAAGTATCTTTTTTATAAAAGACTTCGCAGTCGTACTCTGTTAAGCGTTCAGCTGCTCTTGGATCGGGCATTTTAGAATAAGGCCACATGAATGTACAGGTCACGAAATATTTTTCGTAAATGGGGCCTTCAATTAATTCCCCAGATTTCCAGTTAGCGAACGTATATAAATCAAGTTCGTCAATTACACGCTCGAAGTCCATGAGTGTGTTTAGTGCGCTGTCTGTTAAAGACAGGCTTTTAGTGTTTTCAATAACGTCCTTAAGATTGTAAGACATAATTATTCCAGTTTATGTTATTTAGCTTTTTAGCAACAACAGAAACTGATAGAACTTCGACTAAGGTTAGCTTAATACTTAGCTTGTTTGTAAAAAGTTATATACACCGTTAATTGGTTTCTGCGTCCACTCTTAAATATTTTCGTGGACAGACTGTTTTACTGATCCACAGTAAGATGGAAAAATTCACGCACCCCAAGGAGGCACATTTGTCTAAGCGTAGAAACCGAGCACAGGCTCAACAAGTTATTCACCAACCACACATCGATAACACAATTAACATTGACAGTTACAGACCACAAAAACAACGTCCAATTCACTTAGTACCCAAGACTCTTAGTCAGGAGACATACTTAGACTTACTCACAGACCCCAACAGAACAATTGTATTCGCCACTGGCCCAGCAGGTACTGGTAAAACAATGCTAGCTGTACTTGCAGCACTACAGGCATTTAGAAACGGCGAATGCTCAAAGATCGTAATCACCCGCCCAGCAGTGGGAGTTGATGACGAACAGCACGGATTCCTTCCGGGCGACCTTAACGCCAAAATGGCACCATGGACACGACCTATTATCGATTATATCGAAGAATACTATAGGCCATCCGATGTCACACGTATGCTAGAAGACAAAGAAATTGAGATCTCTCCACTAGCATACATGAGAGGACGTACTTTTAAAAACTCGTGGATTATTGCAGACGAAATGCAAAACGCGACACCATCGCAGATGAAGATGCTGCTTACACGCCTCGGTGACGGTTCCAAGATTGTGGTTACAGGAGACACACGCCAAGCTGACCGTAAAGAAAACGATAACGGTCTACTAGACTTTAAACGCCTAGTCGACGAATATCGTAATTGCAAATACGTTAGCGGAGTGGAATTCAATGGCAAGGATATCATGCGACATCCTGCCGTTAGTGAAATTCTTAAGATTTACAAGGAGATTTAAGACGTAACGATCTCAAATACTTCTTTCCAATTTTTGACAACTGGGATACGGTCATGATAGAAATGCATATTATGACCGTGTTCCACTAACAGGCTATTAAGCCCAAGATTATGCCCGACTAGGGCATTATCGTATTTGTCTTCAATCCACCAGCACCCAGTATCTTTATAGTGTGCTAGAGCTTCATCTTTATCTGCACCAGTATCTAAACAAATTACTTTTTCAAATACTGTATCACCAAACAATTTAGCAAGATTCATTTCGCGCAATTTCTGTGCGCTAGGATCTGTACTCAAGCTTGTGATACAATGGAACACGTATCCAAATTCTTCATGCAATCGTTTAACGTAGTACATAGCATCGCGCAATGGTGGCAAGAACCCTATTGCGGCGCTTTCGTTAAACATCTTGATCAGCTTCTTGCCTTGGTCGCTGTCAATACCGTAACGCTTACCGATGTTATAGTTTAAGTCTCCGCCTGGTACTTTTTTAAATCCATGTTGCTGCATCCATACATCAAATGCATACTCCCAATTTAGCAGTACACCGTCGCAGTCAACTAGGATAACACTGTCTTTCATACTACACGACCGATCGTTACATAAATGAGCTCATCGAGCTCTTGTTGATAATCTCTACCATTGCGACGGTTTTCATAGATGCGGGTTACCAATTCGGTGGGTGTTTGACTATTAACTTCAAACCCCTTTCCTCGACGCTCGAGTTCATCGATTAGATCGTAGTCATCAAAATCGTCAAGGCTTACGTCCACTTCGACTTCTGTGTATACCGTTGGCATTATTTCTCCTTACCAGCTGCTATTATAAAACACCTTGAGCCCGCAAAACAACTCTGCCCGGGCATTCTTGATAAATTCAAGGTCTTCTTTCTTATAGTAATCATCACTTGGGTTACCAAAGAAGAATCCACTAGTTAACGGAAGTCGATTGTTTAGCACATCTTGTTCTAGCATGTCGATGTCCTCCCTGGTTAGTTCTAGCTCATCGCCATTGAACTCGCCCGAGTTGCCTTTAGCTTCCCAAAGTTTTCTCATCCAACCTTGTAGGTTAGGGTGTTTGCGCCAATAAGCAATTTCACGTGGCTTTTGTTTGCCCGGAACTACCCACTCTCCGTCAATAAATTCACCTTCACCTTCATAATAATCGTTGTGCTCACCGGATTTGGTAGCAACGTATGCGTATTGGTCAAGACCCATTTTTATGCTCCTTAGTTAATTCACAAACCATTAAAAAATGCTCGTATGCTTGGCGGACTGCTTCATGTTGCATTAGCTTCTCAGCCTCTTCCTGCATAGCCTTAACACCAGCCTCAGCACACTCGCGCACACTAGGCCATTCTAATTGTTTAGCATCCGGACCAAACTCTTCAACTAGCTTATCCCATGCTGCCTTTTGACCGGGAGTAAGAGGAGTATTAGTCTCGTGGCGTCGCTGCCTACGAATTTCCGTAGCTTGCATAATAACTCTACTGATAGCATCTTCGGCAAGCCGGCCTGCGGCAATCATTGCAGCATAATTAGGATCAATGTTGTACCTACGGCTCTGACCACCGGGGTAGCACATAACAATGTGTGTACCTTTGGGAAAGGCATCCATCAGTTCTTGGTCGTATTCCGAAACAGGAATGTACTTCCGACCTTCCTTTTTATAGAACACTGTTTTTTTCTTGATGCCGGTACTCACGTTTTAACCACCACTTGTACTTGTTGAAATATTGCGAAATGTCGTAGTTGCATTCAACACCAATGCTTTCTAGTTCAGCAAGGTGTTCGTACCACTTTTCTCTAAGCCAAAATCTAAAGTTCATTGTGACAAAAGCTTTATTAGCTTCTCCGGTTTAACAATTTCATGAACAGCTTTAACACTAGTTGGGACACATTTGAATTCGATTACTTCCCAATTACTCATATCCGTGGAACCTGAGTATCGGCTCATATGGCTAGTGATGTGAGCTCGTAGCTTGCCGATGGTGTCCCAAGTCTTTCCTCCACGATCGGTCCAAAAACTGTTATTACCTTCGGCATTTACATAAACGCCACCTTTGCTGTATAAACCAGTTTTCTTGTGCCGAATCTTAAAGAAAGTTTGCTCGTACATTTTACTTTTTGCCTTTTGATTGAGCATCAAAATCAGTTAGACGCTGCTTGATATCTTTGTGCTTTACAATGATTATACTACGAAAAGCATTTTCAATCTTCATAGGCAAGTCCAAATGGATGCTTACTTGGGGGCCTTTTTCTTCCGAAATTACAGTGTCGTTCCCGACGCTGCCGATAAATGGAACGCCGTTGTATTTTCCATACACTCTGTCACCAATTTGGTAAGTCGGTTTGTACCCAATTCGCTCAAAATATTCAGTTTGGTTTCCCATTTTAGTCTCTCGAAAGTTGTCTACGTTCAGCTTTTCCGCAGCATCCACACTTGCGGTATTGCTCTACATAATCATATGCACCACGCCTTGTTTTTACAGGGTCGTTCCAATGCAACCAAGTATGGATTCCAAAACGGCACAGCCATTGCCTGGTTGCAAACAGCGGCAGATCCTTTAGTGCTCTTGCAGTATTTTCGTGATCGATATTCATAGTGTTTTCAAATAAGACATTAAATGGTCTGCCATAATCTTGTTGCCTAGTTCGGTTGGGTGGTGATAAGCAAAAAACTCTGGGTATTGTTTATACAAACTCAACCGGTTATTAATTTGTTCTGCAAATTCCAAACATTGTTCTTGGATAAGAGTCCTGTTACTGGGGACCAAGTCTAACATTAGTTCTGTGGCTTGCCCTAGGTAGTAGTTACTCTCGACGTAACTGCTCGAAAAACCAGGAACCAGCAACTTGCACCAGTCCGGTTGTACGGTTTTAATACCGTACTTGTGTGCAATAGCATCATCTACTAGACCCGCCCCGGCATATACTACAACAGGTTTGCCGTAGGAGGCCATGTTCTTATAAAAACGATTCAATAACCATACACGGAGATCTTCTAGGTCTTCTACCCCGTCTCGAACAAAAGCTTCTGCACTAACAGGTTGGTTAACGCTAAATTTCTTGATCTTGCGCCATCCCGTTTCGTCGCTGTCATATGCTAAATCCTTGAACACATCGTTCTGACAAGCAAGAATCATATCGTAGTCTTGGTAACCATTCAATAATGCCTGCTCCTCGCACCCGTAGTTAAAGCTATCACGCTGACTAAAGTTGCTAACTTCGTGCAACTCAGACAAATAACCAGCAATACCGGGACCGACACAAGTGTCAATAAAAGGTTGTTCGCTCTTGGCCCATGACCCTACGCTCCAGCTGGAGCCGACCATCATAATCTTCATTTAATCCCCAACACCTGTCGTAAGTCAGACATGGCATCTTCGCGCCCAGCCTTGTATACTTCATTGAGTAAACTGCATAGGACCCATGGCTGCATACCTTTAAGATCACTAGCGTCCATAACACGAGTACGCATACCGGGATCGTTATACAATTGGCAAAGAATATCAGCAGGTTCGAATCCTGACCCTGCGGTAGTTTCGCCTTCTTTTACTCTCCAAAGATACTGTCTATTGTAACCCATATTACATCCAACTGTGGCAAGACCAATTATTCAAATATCGCACACTTGCATGTTCTGTACCAAAGTGCTTCTTATAGAACGCATCATTGGCTTTCTTCCACTTTTTAGGAATGGGCCCAGGTGCATGGTAAGCATAGTGGTGCAATCTGCTGTGCTGTCTAGCTATGGTCTTTTTGTTAATTCTCCACCCAACTGGTTGCCATGCAAACACCGCACGATCTACAAAGTTGTAAGTTTCGTTGATTCCCTTAAGGCGGCGTTTAATAGTCCACTTTTTAGAAAGATCTTGTGGACGAAATAGTAAGTTTTTCATTTCTTAATCTCTCTTTTCATGTAAAAATCTCTAATACCACGTGCATCGTGCAATGCATTGTGAGGGACTGCGGATTCATACTCGATACC